CTCTGGCTGTGTGTCGCCCTTTGCAAGAGGAGAATCAAGACAATCTTGATAAGCCTTCTTGCCATCGTTCTGGATTATTCCTTCTAGAGTATGTTTGAGAAGCCGCCTAGCGGTATTCTCAAGTTCATCCAAATTTTGACAACGTCTATTTGGTCTCACCGTAGGTGAGGACTCTAAAGCCCCAATGGGGTCAAGGAGAGAAGCCGGAGTCCGGTCTCTACGTAACGACGTTAGTAGAGGCGTAAACTCTTCCTTCTTTAGCACTTCGTGCAGTAACCCAGAAGCCTCCATAAGACGAATTTGACTAAGAACCTTGTTCTTAACAAATTTGTGTCTAGGTACAAAGTACCTATGGAGGTTTACGATGAGGGCCTGCTCAGGCTCGCTGTCGAGGCTTCACCCATGGGATCTTTGGTTCTCAAGGAAATTCGTCAAAGACGAATAGCTCCTTCAAGAATCAAAGAGGCCAGAGATGGAATATGGAGTCACTTCGTGACCTTCATATACCCAGCGTTTGGCAAACTCGTAGAGTTTGTCAGACGAATGAGTCTTAGACTCATTCCAAGGCATATCTAACTTACTTAGTAAGTTACGATATTCTCTGGCCACAGCATGATCAGCGATGACTACGTCATCACCGAGGATTACATAGGACTTTGTGTCCTGTATTCCCGCTCTTAACCCCGCTCATTTCACAATGAAATGATGGGTGAGCGCCATGCTGGCCCATGAGCTATACATGCCCATCGGTTGCCCCGCTGCGTAAGCATAGGGGGTACCTTTGGGCATGTACGGCTCACCGACAAGGAGTTCCGCCCAAGCATTAGCTTTCGACTCGCCAAAAATGCGAGCGAAAATCCTCTTTTGTAATGCCAAAGGCATTCGATCTGTAGCGTTGCTAAGATCAAGAGAATCATAATGCGGGTAGTCCTTCAGGTAATCAAAGAAAAGTCCTTGATCATAAGTACAATCGTTAGGTAAATTACGAAGTAAATTACTTAACTCCTTATGATAAGGCTTGAGCACAGTTTGTGCTCAATAGTCGCCTAACGCGACTATCCTTGTTTTACCTTCCTTGTCAGGGAAGACGGCTAGTTTCCTAGTCAATCCATTCGCCTTAGGCGTAAGGATTGAGATCCATGGATCAGATCCACCTTCTCTATCAATAGAAGGTACTGAGTAAGCGAAAGCATCTGCTATGAGGTTTGAGAAGCTCAAGCCCCCAAGTATCTTAATATTAGATACCTGTATTGGGGAAAGAGCGCTCAAATCCGTCATAGCAGATAGCAGAGCAGGACCATTGGGTCCTCTCTTCGCACTCATATGGAATTCCGTTCATGAGACTTCCTTGGTTCTATGAATCCCAAGTCAACGACAAATGGTGATAAAATCATCATTTCCTATAGAGCAATCTGCTTTACTAGGTTGGGTAATAGAATCAAAATCCATCTTAGGTGGTACTTTAATTCCTCTAAAGATCCAAAGGACCGTTAGAAGGAATCTAATACCATCATGACTCTCAATGAGAGGCTTGAATGAGGCCAACCTAGTTGGCCAACCATTCTTAAGATGGATTCCAGGGAAG